TAAGGCCCTTAGCCTCCATTTCGTTGATCTTATTCAGCAAGCGAGCACGCTTGTCTTGCACATTGCTTAAAGCATTGATGCTTTCAGCCATTTGACGGCCTTGAGGCCGTGTCGCATCAAATCCTTTCGCTCCAGACTGACTAAGCAGGCGCAACCGTGTTCTAGCCTCAGAAGTCAGCCGCTGACTTAAACGCAGCTCTTTTTCATTAAGTGTGTTGCTTCTGTTAAGCGAACGAAGCCTTCTTTCAGAAAACTTAGCCTGTACGCTTTGAAGATCTTTCGCCTTAGCAGCTATGTTTTGAAGATTTTTTGTTTTAACTGTTAATTGAACAAGCCCCCTTTCAGCAGCCTTTAATTCTTCTGAACTAGGTAGTAAACCAGCGATTCCAGGCTTTCTGCGAGAACTGCCTCCCTTGGGTTTTCCAACATTTGAAGCAGTTTTGCTTATTCTTGAGATTGCTTTATCTATATCGCCAAGTTGACGTGTAACTTGTTGACTATTAATTTTGATATTGACTTCGTACTCAGCGGCCACGACTAACCCGAAGACATTGCCCTCAGGTTAGCGCACCCCACGCATCTGAGCTTGCTGGCGAGCCCGCTCCATCTCCTTCTCCTCTCGCTCAGATTTCAACGTGCAGTATGCGCTCCAACCGAACAGCTCTTCAGCTGACATCGTGGAGCGCAACTGGCCTAACGTCATTCCTAGCTTTTCAGCAATGAAAAACTGCAGGAACAAGTAGTTATCCTTCTCAAGCTTCGCTTTTAAGGTCGTCCGCTTCTTCCACCTCGTCCATGCCTTGCATCTTGGACATGATGTCCAGCACAATGCTCAGTGGCAAGCGGTTTTGAATTTTGGCACGGTCGCCGTCTGAGAAGATCCGATTACCTGCTTCATCCTCCGCTTTGCGAATCACCATCTGAATCGCAAAATCTAAGTTGTCTTCGGTCCGCCCCAAACTCAATGCCTTCAGGGTTTTGTTGATCGAATCGCGATCAGCAATTGTCAAAGGCTTCCAGTACAGCTTAAGAATGACCTCATCACCTTTTTTGATGGTGTAGCTGCTGCGTTCTTCGACGTTAAATGCCTTGCACAGTTTGTCGATTGCGCGGGTTTCAGCCATAAGTCTTGGTTAGCTATCACACTATAGCTTATCCCAAACGAACGCCTTGAAAAGCTATGTCTAGGTCAAGAAACAAGCCCGTGTCTCTGCTGGTTTCGGTGTAAATCTTGTACCAACGAGGGCCGTCTTCAGCAGTTGTCGTCAAAGCGCCTTTGCCAGTCCTAGCTTCTTCGTAAGTTTTGCCTTGTCTCTTGGCCTGTGGATTATTGACAGCATAACCCGCATAATCAGCTGCGTTGCCGATATACAGAGGACTATCAATCGAAACTTTCAAAACAGGAGGTATTGAAAAATTTCGATCAGTGGGCATGTCAGGAGCCGTCCAATCAGGTCGGCTGCTTACATTCGGTTTAACCGGCTTAGAACTTAATCTCCAAAGCTCGCCAAAATTTCCGGTCCACCACGGCCCTTTGTCTTGTAGCCTAAAAACAATTTCTGGACCAGCAGCTGCTCGCCCATCCTCAATCAACTTACGAATGTCTTTGGTCAGCTCAGTGATTGGTTTAGCCATTAGACCGCAGTAAAACGACAGCTAACCACACTCACAAAATGACTGTTATTTCCTTCAGTCACAGCTGTTGGACCGTTGATTTGACCAACACGCGGCACTACTGAATAAGTATCCGCATAACCAGCTGCATTTACTGAAGTCAAGCCATCAATAACTGACTCTGCGATCGCAGCTGCTGCAGCACTGCCCTTGTTTCGTGGCGTAAAAATGCCGCATTGCACCGTTCCAGCGTATTGATCAATCGCTGCACCATGAGGCTGAATCGTTGATTGATCAAAGTTGATCGACACCATTACATATTTTTTAGTCTTACCAGGCGTCGTGAATGGCATATTGTCAAACACCACTGAGACCGTGGCATCTGCTGTTGTTACTGCAGTGTTAATCGCAGTTTCGATTGCAGCCCTAGCGTTTACAAGACTCATCAGAACACCACCCGAAGAATATACATGTACTCTTGATCACCTTTGTACGTGCGGATGTCTTGGATTTTGGCAGTGCGGCTAGATCCTGCGTAGGTCAGGCTAATTTCGTCCTGAAGCGTGGCTTGGTTGTCTCCAATTTGATCAGGCGTTATGTAGAATTTGGCGACGTTTTCTTGGTAGCCAGCTTTTTCGTCGGAGTCCACGAACTCCATTGGAGCGTCAAAAGAGTAGCTGGTGTCTGTTGAAGTGACCGAACCGGTGCTGATGTCGTAGCTGGCAGATGCTTTGCGGGTGTACGTGATCGTGTGATCAAATGACTTGCCTAGATCGGCAACAACCGACTTGGCAACGTTTTTAAACAGACTGTCGAGTGCTCCTGCCATCTCAACCCCTCACAACGCGGACAGAATACGAGCCACTGCCACCCAGACAATAAGCTCCCAGATAAGACTGAAGCCAAGGATAAACGTCGAATACGTTATTAACAGTTCCAGTAGCCTGGCTAGAAGTGTTGTACTTGACTTCCATCTCCCCGAGCTTGACGGATTCGTACAATCCCGTGTCGCCAGTCGTTCCAGTGATCGAGTCCGTGTCATTAGCCAGTGCGTTGGCTAACTCATAAGTAGCGTATTTAATGTTGTTTGGGATGCTGCTGCAAACCAACTCCACGCGATCTACATGGTAATTGTTGCGAGGCCAGTTCAACGCTTGGCTTTCATCGCAACGATCACCGTAGAAGTTCAACGTGTCGATCCAGCGCGTTGCTGAGATCAATGCACGATTTTTTGCATCATCCTGCTTGTTATCCCACTGCGTGCTGCTTGGAACGGTTTCAAAATATGCGTCGGCTTCTGCCAACGTCACATAGCTGTTGGCTGTCGCACTCTTCAGTGTGGCGTTGATCGTGGCAGCCATAGCGCAAAAAGAAGGTGGCCCCACCTAATGGTAGGGCCTTTGCTCTGATTAACAAAGATCAGATGGTGGACGTATCCAAGGAGCTGTTGACGGTAAGCTGAACCATGGGGATCAGGTCAATGTCATAGGTAGCAGCCCAGTTACCAGCAGTTGCCAAAGCAGTGTTGGTGGGGTTGTCACCAGCGTTAGACCACTTGGTGCCCATCACGTGATAAGCAGTGTGGTAGTCAACCGAAATCACGTCCTGTTTGGACATGATGTTGCGCTCAGCTTCAATCCGAAGATCCTGCTGCACACCTTCAAGGATGGTGCCGGACTTCACCAGATAGCAGTAGAACTCTTTCTGGTGGCCAGACGTACCAGGAGCAACAGTGTTGACCTGAGAGTCCACGATGACGTTCATGCCAGCAAATTCGCCAACTTCACGAGCGCCAACGCCAACACCGCCACCACCCCAAGTCACTGCGCCAGAAGCAGCCAGTGCAGAAGTGGAGAAGGTCAGCATTCCCACCTGATACAGGTAGTAAGCAACAGAGGGGTGAACAATCAGAGTGTCCAGCTCCTCGCCACGCTCACCCAGAAGGGAACGAGCCTCAGCAACCGTTGCAGCAGTCAGGAAGTTGGCTTCTGCAGCACCAGAGGCGGCAGCAACACCCTTGTCCAGTGCGTTACCGGACAAAGCCGTGCCGAACAGACCAGCAAGATGAGAGAAGAGACGTGCGCTCTTCTTCTTGTTGATTGCATCAGCAAGCTGGTTGCGGATGTGAAGCATCGGATCTTCACCAGCAGCCAGAACTGCAATGTCATCTACCGCATATGCGAATGCACGGTGGCAGATGGTTGCAATCTGGGTTCCGGTGCTGATCTTTTGAGGAGTCAGATAACCAGCGCCACTGGTGCCCCAAGTCGCAGTACCGTCGATAATCTCCTCAGTCGGAGACACGGGGTTGAACTCAGGAACTTGAATGCGCGTACCGCCTTCCCGTGCATCGAGAATAGCGTTGCGAACGACAGCGCCAGACTTGATAAACAAGCTGCGCTCTTTGATCGCCTCAGACACATAGGTGCTGAGATTATTCCTTTTTACGATGTCCGCCAGAAGGACACCGCCGGAATAATTCTGAAATGGTGCGGCCATTTCTTATTCAGGGTTAAGGTTTGCGGGTTTCAAGTCACGGACTTGAGGTGGTGTCCCACGGGGACTATTTACCTGCCTCTCTCTTGAGCACCGCTGCAAGATCAGGGTCGGTAACTTCCAAGGCCATTTGCTTGGTTAAGTTAATACTACCTTCCGCCCAAGGATTAGCGACACCCGCTGCTCCTGCAGTTCCTGTTGTTGGCTTTGCCCCCATACCAGCCTGACTGCTAGGTTTAAAATTGTGCTCCCAACCTGAACCAGGGTTTTTCAACTTAGAAAGATAAACATTGATGTCTTCTTCGACGCCACCGTTCAATACCTTGACGCTGCCGTCATCAGCCTTTTTCAACTTACCCTGAACCAACTGCAGCATTTGCTCTGCATTGATCGCACCAGACTGACTGATGGCTGCCAATGCAGACGTTTTCATCGCTGCAGTTTCATTGGAAGTCCGAAGCTCAGCTAGCTGACGCTCCAAATCAGCAATTTGTTGGTCCTTGGTTTGAGCTGTTCTGTTGGCTTCTTCCCAAAGATCTTTCCACTGGCCTTGATCTTCCAGTGTTTTACGGCGCTGCTCGTCTTGTTTTTTGTAAACGTCGTCGAGCTTGCCCTTGATGCCTTGAAATTTTTCCTCAGCTTCAACTGCACGCTGCTGGAGCGCTTGAATTTGCTGCTCGTAAGCAGCAGTATCTACAACGTTGACAGTGTTTGCAGTCTCAGCCACGGGCTGTTCAGGTGACACCACGGGCGTCTCCTGGATGACTTGTTCTTCCATTACTAGAAGTGAATTTACTCTTCTACTTTACTAGCCTTTGCTTTTTTAGCGGCAGGTTTCTTTTCTGCGGGCTTTTCTTCTTTTTTGGGAGGGTTAATCTCCTCGAAACGAAGTCCCATGGGAACGAAAGCTATTACTCCTCTACTGTACCGCTCTCTTGAGTCTCTGCTGCGGTAGGCAAAATTTCGCCTTGAACCAGCATGTCGCGGAACTCTTCGCGGCTGATAACTTCATCTTCAAACAACTTACCCATCGCTGCAATGTCCTGACCAATCAGACGTTGCAGGTCAAAGTCACGGCTAATCTTGACTTCAGGCGGCTCGATACCTAAATAATTAGCTGCAAGGTTGTAAGACTTCTGCAAGCCTGATTCCAGATCCATCGACACCATCGACAGCATCGAGTTGGTGTCAATCCGATCCAAACGGCGTGCATCAGCAGATTCAGCAACAAACTTCTGCTGGCTCAGCGTGCTGATACCCAACGTCGCCATCTGCTGCTGTAACTCTTGGATTTCCGCTGATTGCGCTTCAAACGCGCTAGATGCAGGCTCCACGTAATAGACCTTATTACCCGGCTGGGTCGCCATCGCGTAATTAACGCTGATCGCCATATCCTTCGTTTGATCGTCCCAACCCTCAAGGACGAGCATCGGTTGCGAGGCAATGTGAAGACTGTGGATAAGATCCGCTTGCCGTTGATAATGGGCCAGATTGAGATGAGCAATGTCCAGCAACGGTGGTTTGCTCGCCATTGTGTCGGTTTTGTTGGCGTAAATCGTCACCAGTGGGATTTGCCCAAGTGAGAAATCGCCAGATTCAACCAGCTCATACTCCGACGTAGCGTCGGATTGATCGAATGAAGCGGGGTATGGGAATGGCCCTTGCATCTCTTTTTTCTGCTCTTCTTGCCGGAAGATGCGATAACGACCAGGCTCGATGACACGCACTTGGTCATAAACTTTTTCTCCGAACTCACCGTCTGGAACTACTGCTTTTTCGCCAATCCGAACTTGTGTAAGGTTTCCGTAATTGGCTTCGCGGTCCAGTCGCCAACCGTAGATTTGAGTGGGATCTACCTCAATCCAATAGGGCCGACGATTAAGAGCACGCTCTTCTGCAAGACTTCTCGCACCCGAAGGCGCAGGAAAATCAACCAACGTGTGACTATGCCCATACGTCAGGGCACAAATCAAGAGTCGTCGAGCATACTCATCTAGATCCGATCCACAACCATCAACATCCTTATTAAAAACCTCAGTCCAATAAGGATCGCCTTCAATGCTGATTGGTTTGCGAAGTATTAAGCCAGCTGCCGCTCGAATCAACCGTTGAGTGTACGGCGTAAAAACTGATCGGTTGACTCGTGCCAGATATGCGGTGTAGTCCTCACGAGGTTCCAGAGGCAAAAATGCCTCGCAATTATCACGAAGATATTCCGTCCCAGAAACCACTGCTTTCATAATCTCCCAGCCCTTCATCTGGTCGATTACGGCCCGTGTTCGCACGAACGGACTGTCAACACTTCCCATGTAGGAACTGCTGACGATATTCGTTCTAACGAGACCAGGAACGGAATAAGTCATGACACTTCAGAGTTGAACCATTAACAACCCCATCGACGACGGGCTGCTTTACCCCGTTCACCAGTCCAACCACGACTTCGAGCGCAGAAAGAACGCTTACGGGCAGCTTCTTCCTTGGTTTTAGGCTTGCCAGTCACGGGTGGTTTCAAATTAGAACCTGTTTCGCGGTTGTACTTAGCCCGACCTTTAGCGGTCAGACCAGCACCTTTGCTAGCAGGCAATTTTTCACCACGGCCAACACTAAGGTTGGGACCACGCTTACGCTTTTTGCGCTCTGCCATCGTCCTAACCCTTATTCAAGGTTAGAAGTGATGGCACCGCTGGTGATAAAATTGCAGGTGGCAACAACCAGATCGCCTGTAGTAGACGCAATGTCCATGCTGGTGATAATTCCGGCAAAACTCACACTGTCAGTGCCGGTAGTGGTGCCAGTCGTAAACAACTCGAAAGTTGCGTCTGCTGGGTCTTCAGGGGTCACAACATCTTCAATAAATTCAGCCTGACCAGTTGCGTCTGGGTCATAAACCAGCTCAACAGTGCCAGAACCAGATACCATGCTGCCAACAAAGCTACGGAAGGTGTCGCCGTGCTTGCTGGTGTCCAGCGTTTCTTTGGTGATGTTCAGTGTCCAGCTGCGAGTGCCGACGATGGTGGCGTTAGAAGAGCCAGCAGCGTCAAACTGGACCGCACCTTGCTCTCCGCGAAGAACGGCCATGATTAGACATAAGAAGGGTCTATAACGCTCATTCTAACCGCTCACAACTCACAAGCCATCTTAGGATTTCTTCTTTTTCGCCTTGCGACGACGATGTTGGTACGAAATCTTCTTTGAACTTGTCTTTTCTCGTTTGAATCGAGCCTTTTCTGCAGAACTCATCTCACCAGTTGTTTTTGGCGTCTTGCTGGACACTCGCTTGGATGGTCGGCACGCTGGATACGCTCTGTCCTCCCCTTTTGAGCGCCCACAAGGCTTTCCGGTCTTTACATCGACCCACTTCTCGTCAAACCAACGCCCCAAACCACCGCGTGGCTTACTTGGCTTTTTTGGTTTTGCGGGCTTTTGTGGTTTTTTTCGCTCCGCCACTGGTTGCTTTCCGATAGGTGCCACCACGCTTCTTATATTCGCGTACCAACCACGCATTTGCATACGCGCTTGGATAAACCGCGAACTTGCGCTTGGCCTCAGCTTTAACTCGGCTGTAAAGCGCCTTGTTTATTGGGACGTTTTCACTTGCCACAGCTGCACCGCATCTTTTTGCTGCCTTTCTTCATGCCTTTTTTCTTGCCATTAGGCTTTTTCTTGCCGCCAGCTCCGTAATGTCCAGGCATGACGCAATATGCAACGACAGCTACAGCCTAACGCCCCAAATGATTGCGGACTAGAACCGGCTCACGCACCCGCATTCCTCACACCTGATCCGCTGCAGGTGACTTGTCCTTCACCCTTTTGGCAAAGTACCTAGTCATCTTAGTAAATCCGGTAGCTCGTTGGTCCTAAAGTTTCGGGTTTTGCAAGGTTGAATTGCTGCAACACCAAATACCCAAAAGCGTCGAAAGCATGGTCCACTCCTAAGTTTTTGTTGGGCAGACCCGTTCCAGGGGCATACGTCAACGTCCGCAATGACTTGATCAACTCCTTACACCTCGGATGGATCTTGACCCTGCGCGTTCCAGAAGCATCCATCAAACCTGTGTTGACAGCAGTGATCTTGTCTCGGATTTTCCACGGTGATCGCGGTGATTGAACCGTAAATCCACTGCGCCTGAGAATTGCATGGTCTGTTACGCCCACACCGCTAGTTTTTCTTGCTCCGCCTGTTGGGTCAGGACATGCAATAACCCGACGATCCACTCCATATCGACGTGTAACCTCCTCCGCAAAATCCCAAGTGGTCGCTCCACCCGTCAACATGATCTCGTCAAATACATACAACGTGTTCCCGTCCTTTACCGCGCAGATGCCAGACATGGGGTCTACGTTGAAGTCAACGCCCAGCAGTAACGGTTGAATCGAAATGTCCTTCGCATCTGTTGAAATGTTGTCATCCGAAAAGCTGATGGCGACTAGACCAGTTAAGTTCTCGAAGGACGCTTCGAATTCCTGGCGGAACGTGCGCGAATCAAGTTGAGCGCGGGCTGCTTCAACCTCGTGCTTACTGACGTTTCCTCCTTCAATTGTTGTATAGCTCCATCTCTGCCATTCGTTTGTTTCGTCCTCTGGGACATAACACCACAAGTCATAAAACCAACTAGCTGTACCATCTGGCGTTGAAATAAACAACGCCCAACCCTCCTTATCCGCTAATGCAGGTCGAATTACCTCAAACCACACCTCTGAATCCATAAATGCCGCCTCATCAAGCACTACGCCCGACAAACTTCGGCCCCTCAACGCCATTGCGTTCTCAGTACCCTTCAATTCGATCGTTGAACCGTTGATTAGCTCGATTCGTAGGTCCGTCTCGTTCTTAGTCTTGATCCAGACCTTTGGAACTAGCTTTTTTAAAGCTCGCCACGCAATATCCTTCGCCATCCGATACGTCGGAGCACAGTAAAAAAACGTCTCGCCTGGACGGTTTAACGCTCCACGGAGCAATTCAACGCATGAAAGGTACGATTTGCCGAATCGACGACCGGCAACTAAAACGCGGAAGCGTTTGTCGCTTGAAAAAACTTGGCCTTGTGCCCAGCGAAGGCTGATGGGCTCGGTTTTTGTGCTCATGCCTAGTACATTACACAGGTTTTCAATCCCTACCCCCCTTCTTACCGTGCCAAAACGTACTGTGGGCAGTTATTATCTGAAAAAAGGTCAATAGGTTAATGACTGAACGCCTCACGGATCGCACCACACAAATCAAAGAAGACCGCGTCAGGCGTCTCTATCGACGACAGCTTGATGGCCTCTCCGCTCGTGCGCTTGTGTACGACCACAAGGAGAAAGAACAAATCTCAATCAATACCGCTTGGCGTGATTGGGCAGAAGTTAAAAAGCTCGTTGATGAAGACTGGAAAGCTGATCGCGAAAACATGCTCGCGCGTCTTCAACACATGCGCACCAAACTCTTCCATCAAGCGCTGAAAAAGGGGCAACTGCAAACCGCTAGCCAAGTGCTCGACTCCATTGGACGTGTCATCGGTGAGTCCGTTGAAACTGTCAACGTTCAAGCGCCTGAACTTAAAATCTCGATTGAAAATAAGGACAGCTGATTCAGCGTTTTAAAAACTCGACCCCTGCCCCC